ACCTTTGGTAGAATTGTTTTCCTCCCTGATTTCTTTTTTGTTTTGGGCATCTAACATCATACTACCTTGTATTCTAACCAAGCATTTTCCTAGCTTGTTAAAACTGTGATCTCCTATTGTTTCATTGCATGCTATGCATACCATTTTTTTAATTTGTTTACTTCCAATCATGTTTACCTATAGACACGGAGACATATAAATCTTGCTTCATTCTTGTAGAACTCATCTTTGGTCTAAATTTACAGCATGGACACTTTTCATCAATTAGTACTCTTTGATCCATCCAAACGTCACATCTCTTGCATAAACAATGTGTGTAGTATGGTGCACCAAACGGTTTTCCTGTTTTAAACATATCACATATACCTTTACAACCTTTCATTATGTATAATGATATATAATGCTTATATAAATCTTTCTAATAATTCATCACTATATTCTTTTTGTTTGTAACTTTTTCTTTTTTCGTCTTTGAAGAAATACCATAATCCTACTATTCCTAACGGTATTAATATTATTGTACCGAAACAGAATAATGATAAAAAGAAAACTAATATCTTCATAATTCTATATATATCTTTGATAATATAAATGTATGGATTAGGGTTATTCTTCCCCTAACCATTGTTTTTTGAATTCTTTGAAATCGAATTCTTCTTGATCTGGTAATGCTTCATCTATTGCATCCAGTACTTTTGTTAATGATTTGAACATAGAACCCTCAATGAGATTGGATAATAAAAGTGTTTCCAAAAAGGTGATAACGGAGACTAGGACGAAAGTCTCCTTTAACTCCAGAAGGGAGAAGTAAATCTTACGTGTTTACTTAACACCGACTTGGTGCAACGGTGAACTCGATCACTAATAGTATTAAGTGAAAGTAATATATAAGAATTCCTGAAAAAACCCCAAATTGTGTATAATACGATCAATATTTACTTTCAATTATTTGTTATAAGTGACGGCTTTATCCACTTTATAACGTTGTTATAGGGGTTTTTTTCAGTGGTCTAAGAGGGCTACCGTCCGACTTGCGTGTTTAGGTAATCCCTGACGACCATCTATTATAATTATGAGGGTAATATAAACTTACTTATTACCCCGTTTTGCTTCGCAATATTGTATGTCGTACAGTATACTGTTTATTCGTCATTGTCATCGTCGGCATGACCTTTAATATGTTGTATCTTGTCTTCGCAAAGGAATGATAGTTTCCAGAACGTCTTCTTGTCTTGCATGTCTAATAACTCTGGTTTGTTACCAAAACATAATTCAAACCATCGTATAACAGTCTTGTAATCAGTTAGTTCGAAATCTACCATAATCCAATTAAATATGCGTTACTTAAATAGATAGAGGAATATAACAAACTTTATAAAATGATTATATGTTAATTGTGTATGGCAAAAGATAATCAAACAATAAAAGAAGATACACCTGTTGTAAAAACAGAAAAGAAAGTAATTACATGTTCTTGTTCTGAAGACATTGGTAGAGATATCCGTTGTATTCAACACGGTGATCCTGACAAAATTTAATACCTGACATAATTTGTCATAGGTATTGGTCTTGATCTAATCTTAACTCTTAGTTTTGTTCCACAACAAGGACAATGTACACCTTCCCAATCGACAAACAATGCACATTCAGTACAACGTTTACCTCCACTTAGGTAGGTTCTTTTTCCTCTAGGTGCACTATGTTTTGTATAACACACTCCTTTGCATACTCCCATAATGTCTTACATATTTGGACGTAATATAAACGTTTGACGTTAAATTTACGTAAATTTAACAAAGTTTATTAACCATTGATTATTGATATATGCCATGGGTATTAGAGATTCTCTTAGTAATATTAGAAAAGCTTTAACCCCAGTTAACAAAGGTTATACTGAAAGTACTACTAGACCTTCAGTTGCACAACCTTACATGGCTACAGATACAGGTGCTAAACTACCAATTTTCCCATTCCCACTCATAATGATTTATGAGTTAGCAGATAACATTGATGCTTTACGAATTCCTATTGAAACACTCAACAGAGAGATGTTTAAGAACGGATGGGAGATTACACAACGATTCAAATACAAATGTAATAATTGTAGTAAAGAATTCCAATATGCACCAAACATAGAAGTTGAAGGTGAAGAAAAGAAAGTTGCTGCAAAGGTACAATGTGATTCATGTCAAAGTTATGATTTAAGAGTTCCAGTACCAGAACATAGAAAATTGTTAGAAGAATTGATTTCAAATCCAGTTAATGGCAACGCCCAAAACTTGGAAGATGTTGCTAGACAACTAGAAAGAGATTTAGAGATAGCAGATAATGCATATTTGCTTATGTTAAAGAATTATTTTATTGATGATATTACTGGAGAAATAGACCAATCCAAGACTGAGATTAAAGAATTATTAAGAATTGACCCACCACAGGTAGCAATGATTGCAGATTCTGATGGTAGAATTGGTTATGATGATAAAAGACAAAAGATCTATGTGTGTCCTAGATTTGAACATAGAGATGCTAGACTTTATACTGAAAGATGTGATAGATGTAATGCAAAAGCAATGAAAGCAGTATTAGAAGTAAACTCTGTATATTCAATAGGTGTACCACATCCAAAGAGAGTAATATATGGAGAAGGTGAAGTTATCTGGAAAGCAGGTAAATACAAACCATCATTGATTTATGGATTTTCTCCTATCTATGCAGTATGGAGTAAGGCTATGGCTTTATCTCATATGGATGAATATGTAAGAAAATACTTTGATAAAATGAGACCACCAAGAGGATTATTAGTAGTTGCTTCACGTAACTATGAAACCTTCAGAAAGTCATGGGATGCTCTTGAACAAAAAGCAACTGAAGATCCATACATGGTTCACCCACTTATGGTAGAATCAGATAAAGGTGGACAGAATATGGCACAATGGTTAGACTTTACTGGAACATTACAAGAATTACAATTCATTGAAGTAAGAAAAGAATTAAGACAAATCATTGGTGCAGTATATGGTGTACTTCCATTATACTATGGTGAAATGGTAGGTGGATGGTCACAAGAAGGATTACAAGTTACAATTACAAATAGAGCTGTCAAATGGGGACAGGATATATTATACAAATCATTCTTTAAAAGATTTACAGAACTTATGGGTGTAGATGATTGGGATCTAAAACTTGAAGCAGGAGAAGAAAACGACAAACTATCAGAACTTCAAAGAGATGGAGTTGAAATTGAAAACTTTGCAATGTTACAACAAATGGGATTCGAAGTTGAAAGAACTGCAGAAGGAGAATTTAAGACTAATCAGATACCAACACCGTTTGAAGAATTACAGATGGGAAGAGGCAGAGGAACTGCAGCACCAGTTGAAAATAGACAAAACTTTTCTGGACAACCAATGCAAGCTCGTCCGTCCGACTTGGGTGGAGTTGCACAAGGACATCCAAGTGCAGGAGACGGAACGTCATTATCACAAAAGAATTATCCTACAGGAATTACACCAGATAACTTTGATGTTGTAAAGAAAACATTACAATCAGCAATAGACTTTAACTGGAATAAAACTAAAACAATAGACGCACTTAGAAAGTCAACAAGAATGACAGTAAGAGAATGTAGAAACATCGTAAAGAATGAATTTGCAGAAATGAGAAGGTGGGAAGATAATGACGAAGAGACACCATAGATGTGACGACGAACACTGTGAGGTACATAGAGAATTGACTGAAAGTATTAAAAAGAAAACAAAACCAAAGACTAAAAAAACAGTGAAAAAAATTAAACCAGAGATTGTCAATGTTTATACAAATAAAAAACCAAATACTAATGACAGATATACAAAATCAGTTGAAGAAATAAAAAAACTTGTAGATATTGTAAAGAATGAAGATTCATTTGTTGCATTACAACATTGCATTAAAATACTAGAAGGAATTAAGAGAGATCATGGCTACTAAATTAGATCTTAATTCTGGTGGCACAGATATGGGTAAGAAGATAGTCGATATCCATCAAAAGAACGAATATACTGCAGTCAACAATTACAAGGAGGGTCTTTGTTTCGGATGTTTTGGTTCTAATGTAGTAGGTGCATTAGTAGCAGATATTTGTGGTGACTGTGCTGGAAAGAAAGGCAGAGAACCGTTATTAGTATCAATCAAACCTGTCTATTACGGTATGTGTCATTTTTGTGGCGTTTATAAATTTAATATGGAACAGATTAACTGTAGACTTTGCCAAAAATGTCATAGAAGAACATCAGATCATATGAAAGCATATAACAAAGCAGGTGGCATGCATGGTGCAGATCCTTTCTGGAAATCTATAAGAAGAAAACATGGAAAAGATTGGAAACATATAATGACTAACGGTACAAAATCATATAGACAATAATTATTGTTTTAAAATAAATATAATTCTATCAAGTTCAAAGTCATAATATCTGTGATCATAGTCTATAACATTATTTTTATTCATACAATTTGAATTAAAATACCTGTCAACCTTCCATTTTAATGAAGGTTTTCTAAGAAACTTTGGATTGAATTCTAACTGCATTTTATTTTTATTAAACTTTATCTTCTCATGTTTTATCAGTTCTGTGTTTTCTGTCTCATATTCTCCAAGATTACCGTTTCTAAAATGCACTAGAGATTTTCTCATCTCTGGTTTTTCTTTCTGATCATTTGTGTTGGTTACTATGTATAATTTTTCTTTATTCTCTATATATATGTCAACAATAGGTATCTTTCTCATCTTGTTTTCAGTATATCCTTTGTAGATATACTCAAATGTTTTCATATCATCAAAGATATATATAGAAGAAGCCATTACTAATTATAAAGTAATCCTTATTAATAAAGCTAGTTAAATCATTTTTAATGGATGAATTAAAACAATTATGTCCTAGTAAACAATGTGGTGGAAAAATATATTCATATGTTGGATATAAATTAAAACTTGATTTATGTTATAAATGTGGTAAATTTGATATGATTGCTGATATAGATAATGATAATTTTATAGATTTTATTCAAAGTAATCCAGAACTTATTCCACATTTGATAGAATCTGGTTATCTAGTCAGAAGTTAACCCAGAACTTTATAAATAAGATATGATAAAACATTTTATGGAAATGTTCACTAGTTTATTTGAACCTCTAATGATTGCTGTTGTTTTAGGAATTGGTGGTACATTGTATGGATTTTTCAAGAAAATGAGTAATACACAGAGTGATTTATGTGAAACAGTGAAACAACTTAGAAGAACCATAATAATTTTAGCAAAAGCCGTTGATAGACAGTCTAATAGATTGCATCCTGATGAAACACTGGATTCTGACCTAAATGACCTTGTTAAAGAGATGCTTAGAGACGACAAATAACCTTAAATACTACAGTTTTTAGACATTTATTATGTTCGACCCTTTACTCGTCGTTGTAGTAGCAACAGTTTCTGGTGCAATACTAAACACTATAAGAGGATATCTAGGTTCCAATACTGGAGTTTATGATATTAAAAAATTCTTTGGTGCAGTAATTGTTTCAGGATTCGCAGGTGTTGCTATTGCCCAAACAATCAGTCTAACAGGCTTAGATATTTTATCTATTGCACTAGTAGGACTCACAGCAGGTTTCTCAATAGACTATGCTGTATCAAAGGCAAAAAAAGTAGTTTAAAATCTACAATAAAACCTTTTTTTATTCCTTTTTTTTAATAATCTTTATTAGTGATCATGCATTTTTTCATATATGGGAGAAATTGTACAATTTAACCAGCTTACCACTTCATTAAAAAGTATGGAAGCAGTAAATTCTGATGAAAGATATTTTGAAGGATTATTGACAGTACAAATGAAAGATAAACAAGGTGAAGTTACCATTGTTGATGAATTATACAAAGTTTTACCTATATGGATGGATAGAGGTGCACCAATCAGTGACACACATAGTAATAGAATCATAGGAAAAGGTATTAATTATTCTAAAACAGTTGTAAAGAACGCAGATGGGGAAGAATTAGCTGCAATTAAGATTACAGGTAAAATTTTCAAAAATTATGAGTTAGATAACGTTATTTGGGACAAAATCAAAAACAATGAATACAAAGGACTTTCATTTGGTGGTGCAACACGTTCAAACCGTACACCAATGAAGATGAAAGATGGTTCAATGGCATATGCTTTGTCCAATTTGGAACATTATGAGGTTGCAGTATGTAAAGATCCAGCAGTTCCTATGGCTGTAATTACTGATTATAATCCTATCGCTAAATCAACATTTAACACTGAAATGAGAGATGATGGTAAAATGGTCATTAGATGTACTCAAATGGGATGTTTTGTTGAAAAAGCTGACGAAGAGGTTGAAAAAGCTGACTTAAACGAGTCACAAACATTTGAACAAAAGGTAGAGGCACTTGTAAGAGAAGGTAAATCAAGAGAATCTGCAGAGAAAATTGTAGGTTCATTTGTACATAAAGATTCATTGATAAAAATAGAAGATGAAGATGATAAAAACACCAAAGTCGAGATTCTAGATGAATGGAAAAATGATGATAATGATAGTGGTGAAGAAGATGATAAGAAAAAAGCAGGTTATCAAACTGAGGCAGGTAATGATCAATTAGGTGGTCTAGGTAAAACAGAAGATGATCCTAAAAAGAAAAAAGAAGAAAATGAAGAGAAAGAAGATGATGAAGTTAAACGTAGAGACCATTCTGATTCAGATGGTGATTTAACATCCACATATAACCAAAATGTGGGTAGAGAAGCATCATCTGGACGTAAATTGAAAGGTGATACAACTGTAAATCAAGTTGGAGGTATTAGAGGTGGAAATGAAACATCAGTACAAGGAAGTGGTGAAACTAACGATATTAATGAGGTTAAAGAAAGAGATGAGGACAAAGGAGCATCAAATATCAAGGTAGTAAAATCACTAAAATATTCACTTGAGAAACATACACAAACACAACAATTAAAGAAGATTAGAAAAGACCTTGGCGATGCTAGAGGATGCACCGAATTACATCATCATTGATATAAATCTTACATAATCTTTATAAGCACTTTTATATTAGAATCTGTAATAACATGACTATCGAAGAAATCGCAAAAGAACAAAGCGACGACAAGAAAGAAGAACAAGAAGATGAAGAAGCAAAGAAATCCTTTGACGAATCATTAATTGAGACACTTTCTACTTTGACAGAACACGTTAAAGCACAATCAGAATCCTTGGCAGCACTCGATGAAAGAGTTACAAAAGCTCTTGAAGAGAAACCAGAGACCCAACTAGACATCAAACCAGCAGAATCAGATAATGAGGATATTGGTGCAGATGTTAAAGTCCCAGATACCTATCAATCCAATTCTGTTCAAGCAGAATTAGATGCTGATGGCGAAGGTGCAGAGAAAGATCCAGAAGAACTTGTTATGCAAGAGAAATCTGAGAAAACTAACTTTGAATTCACCACTGAGACTCCTAGACCAGCTTCAGCTATTGAAACCGTAAACAAATCTGAGCAATCAGAATTGAATATGGTTTTAAAAGATGCAAGAACTGAAGGTTTTGATGGTTTATCAACCGTTGCACAAAAGATTTTGAAAGGTGATTACTACACTCCAACAAATGAGGAGGCATGGTTCTAATGGTTCAAATAAGAACTATTGACGAACTAGAGGCACTCTATTATGGACAGAATAGAAACCTAATCAGAAAAGCTGATTCCCCTGTCACAACATCAACATCAGGCGTTTTCAACGCTGTGTTTGGTGCTTATGCATGGGCACAACTCAACTTAGAAGCAAATGCTTTCGGTATTTTGCCAAAAGTTCCTTGGGATAAATCTGGATGGAGGGCAATAACTGCCAAACCAACCATGACAACAACCAACGGTAACACTACTCTAGGTGGTACTTCTGAAGGTGGAAATATTGCTGAAACCGTAAAACCAACACTACAAGAGATCGATGTTAGACCAAAGACAGCTCAGTTGCCATTCAGTGCATCTGAAGTTATGGAATGGTTAGCAACACACTCCAAAGATGATATTTGGGGTGGCTTAGGTAGTTTGCGTTTATACATGGCTGTTCAGCATAAAGAGTTCATGAATAGAATGTTGCTCGCAGATGTAGAATCAGAAGCAGCAGCAGCAAGTGGTAATAATGCTGGTACAACCAACTTTGAATCTCTCGACAGAATCATTTCAAGTGATGCTGAAGAAGATGCATTAGGTGGAAGTCACGACGGCTATTATGATCCATGGGCAGCAAACGCAACTATTGACAGAGATGGAAATAGTGGTACATTTGATTGTACTGTTGAATCTGCATCAGGTACTATCGGAACCGATGGTGTCCTTACCGACGATACATTACGTACTTTCTTAAGAAAGATCCGTATTGCAGCAGGTAAAGATCCTAACGTATTCCTAGGTAGCCACGAAGTTTATTCCGAAATACAAGGCTTATACATGCCTTCAGTCCGTATTCCAAACCCATACGGTGAAGCATTAGTTCAAGTCGATGTAAACGGTATTCAAACTTTCAAAGGCACAGGAGTCGGAATTCACGTAGATTCTATCTATGGTATCCCATTCATTCCAACAAAAGACGCCCCATCTGGTGGTGGTTCAGAAATTGGAAGACTATTTGCATTAGATACTTCTGATGCAGAAGGTTACGGATATCCAAGAATCGGAATCCAAGTAGCAATTCCAACTGAGTACTATGAAGCAACACGTAGAACACCAGCTTATCCATTCGTAAACAATGCTTTCGTTGAGAAAGGTGTTTACAGAACAATGGGTGAAACTGTTTGTCGTCACTTCAAATCACAAGGTAAAATTAGAGATATTAAACTCTAGAAAAACCTTTTTTTATTCCTTTTTTTTATTTTCTTTCTCAAGATAATTCATACATTTTTTAAAAATTTAGCTAACTTAGCTTAATTAACTTAATTAACTTTCACACGCCTTAACAAACACTTTTTTTATTTATTAATTAACTTTTAATTAACATATTATTTTCAGTTAGATATATATAACCTAACAGCATGTTTATGTTAATGATTAAATCAACTTTCGCAATAGTTGCAATTCTAGCAATAGGTGTAACTTTTGCACATGCAGAAGAATCAGTAGTACAAGTACCATTTGACTATCATGGTCAATCTTGTTGGCTTGAATCTGATACAATCTATCAATGTACTTGGCAAGGTGAAATTAAACCATTCTCTCTAGAAGATTTAGAGAAATATGCTCATATACTTACAGATGAGCAATATGCAGAGGAATATGCTAAACTAACAGCAGAACCAGAACCAGAAGTTATTGTAGATGAAAGAACTCCTGAAGAAAAATTAATTGAGAAACTTCAATTAAAATTGTATAGGGGTGAAGCAGATGCAACAGAAGCTACACATCTTAGATTGTTAAAACAGTTGGATGAATGTCAAAGAGGTCTAGGCAATAGTGCAGCTGTCCAAGACAGAACTTCATTTGTTATCTCTGAATTTACTCATGGTAAATACAACAACATTGAGATAAAAGGTCAAGTCGGAGATTTGTTAATGGCTATCCAAGAATGTCAAGCACAAAACACATTGGAATATTATGTGTTATCAGAAGCTGATGGCAACTTTGCTAGAGCAGATGCTATGGATATAGGTAACATTGACCATCTCGCAGTATGGGAAGGACAACAAGCAATCGACTTTGAGTTATATACCAAAAACTCTGATAGATTAGACTTGAGATCTATCTGTGACAGTTGGTTATATGCTGACACTCACAAGGTTGAAATGGGCTGTAAAGATGTATATGAATATGAGGGAAAGACCAATGTCAATCCTAAAGGCTACATAACCTATTATTCAGATGCAAATACACAGTATCAGAAATACTTGTTAGAGAATAGCAGATATGCAACTACTGAGGACAAACAAATCCAAGAACAGATAGCACATCCTATATTACAGGAAATGCTTGAAGAAAATCCTTGGCACAATAGGGAATAATCCCTTTTTTTATTTATCTTTATATAATAGTGGTTATTAGATTATATATGGCAATTACAATCGCACAAAATGCCGACCACAAAAGTCTTACAGGAAAGACACTATCCATACAAAGCGAATTGACTTCAAAGTTGAAAACCACTATTGTTGATGTAACATATGGTGGTTCTGACAACTACGCTACAAATGGTAATACTGTCGATCTATCACTTGGTGGTAGAATTAGTACCGTCATTGGAGCAGAAATTCTCCACTGTGACAAAGGACTACTTCTACAATATGCTCCAGCATCAGGTGGAGCAGCAGCCACAGGTAAAATTAAGGCTTATGGTCATACCCCAACAAGCTCTACAGCAACAGTTGTAGCCCTTGAGGAATTAGATGATGCTGATACAGCAGTCAATTCTATGACTATTCGTATCAGAGTTATTGGTTTCTAGACTAAGACCTAGTCATATTTTTTATTTTTAATTTTTTAATAATGTTTATATACGACTATCTATGATAAGAATCATGGTAGAACTTAATCATAATTGTGCAAATGTTAACTCTGATGTTTTAGTTAAAGGAAATCACGGAGTTGTAGTAGGAGTACATGTTCTTAAAGCAGGTTCATCAGGAGCAAAACTTGAATTACATAATGGTACTACTGGATCTGATCCAGTAGAAATAACAATCTTCGGTGAAGATGTACAAGATGTAGATGAAATACATAGAAGATTTGAAGATGGTATATATGCAAATGTAACAGGTGCAGCTGAATATTTAATAATATTTAAATAAGAACAAGCATTTATATATTTATGGCAACGACTTATTGTAGTGTAGCTGATGTATCCGATTTTCTACGTGTTCCTATCACTGCTACTACTACTCCAAATAAGGCACAAGTCGAGAAAATTATAAAACGAAAGCGAAAGGAAGAAGAATTAGATCGTAGAATAGGTCATACATTCGGAAGAAATAAACAAGTTAAACAAGAGGTTCATGATTTACCATTATTATACACTTATGGATGGGGTACACCAATTTTCCTTAAACATAGAAATTGCAGAGATTTTGATTCATCAGCAGGGGATAAAATAGAAGTTTGGGAAGGTGCAGGATCAAGTTATACCGATATAGTAAACGATTCACAATGGCATGATTTTGAACCAGTTCATGGAAAGTTATTTCTTAGAGGTTACATATTTACAATCATTAGAAAACATAGAGTAAGAGTAACATATCGTTATGGAGATGAAGATGTTCCATTGGATGTTGCAGATGCATGTATTAAACTTACAGCAATAGATTTGCTTAACTCTAGTTTTAGAATGGATATACTCCCAACAGGTGGAGATGGTGCTAGTTTTGAAGGTTCTAAATCAGATTGGAGAGCAGATATAGAAAATTGTATTGACAATCGTAGAGAATTATTCTTCATTCCATAATGGCAAGAAAGAGATATCGAAGTATTTTACCTGCTGTTAAAAGAGGTGCTGAAAAACTACAGGCACAACAGGATAAAATTCGTTCAAATGCTGCAAAACTACAGGCACAACAGGATAAAGCTATACAAGATCGAATTATTAAAAAATTGTTTACATCAAAAGATGGTAATAAATTTTTAACCAGAATGGGTAGAGCAAGAAGAGCTGAATTAATAGAGCAGATAGGACATAGTTTAGCAAGAAAATATACTTCTATGATAAGAGAAAAATTCGATGAATTAGGTATTCAATATATACCATTTATGATAAATTATATAAAAACTGAATCAAACGCCAACTTAACTGATGGAAAAGATAAAAAAATAAAAATACCAAAACATAATTTCACAATAGGTTTAGATCATGATTTTGTACGAACTGCTAATAATAGAAAAATCTCTTATCATACATGGATGATAAGAACAAATCCAGAACTTGGAAGAAGATATTATAGAGAAGTTATAAGAGGTTTGTCAAGAAAGGAAAAATATACAAGTACACCTCAATGGGAAATAGGTGGTAGATTATGGAAACAATATCAGAAAGAAGTACCTCAAGAAGACCAATCAATGAATTTTATTGATTATGATGCAGGAGGTATATCTAAAAAAGGATTTGTTAGAGGAGAATTTGTTGTTGCTAATATAAAATCACAACATCACGTAACAAGTAAAGTAGAAAGAATTAGTAGATCTCCCATAATGCCAGTTGATCTTAAAGGTATTCATATGGAACCAAAAACTCTAAGAAATAATTATCCTGCTGGTGATACAATGAAAGTTAATATGCAACATATTGATAAGTTTCTTGAAAATGAAAGATATTTGTTTGGTGGGAATTTAAATAAATTTTTGACAGCACAATATGGAACAGAGGAATATCCAGTTATAAATGATATTTTAGTACAGGTGTTAGGCGAATTTAAGAACGATCTTGAAGTAATATCTAAACATTTTGTTGAAAAAGATTGGGAAAAACTTGCAGATCATCCAGATAAAAATAAAAGAACAGGTTTCACAAGACCATATAAACATGATGCAGAGACAAGATCACAATGGAAATATAAACCAAAATTTCCTAACATAGAAAGCATACTTTGGTGGTTTCTTAATGATAAAGATGGAATGGCATCATCTGTAAAGTTACCAGAATATAATAGTTTAAAAACTGTTAAACAAAAAGCTAATTGGATAGATAGATCAGTATTCGTAATTGCTAATGGTGTATATGCAAAAAAATTAGGTCATAGTAGAGGATTAACACCAACAGGTAAACAGAAAAAATATGGTTTAGCTGCTACAATAAAGAAGGCAAGACGTTACAAAAAGTATGGAGAACATTATAAAAAATCTGAAAGAACCAGAAATCTTGCAGATTGGAGGAAAATTACATCTACTGCAGCTAGAGGCATGAAGAAAAGAAAATTTGATCCAAGTAGTCGTAAAGATAATAGAAAAGATAGTAGAAAACAATAAACTTAATTAGCAGAGAGACATGTATATAAAACATGGGTAATTCTAACCTTTACGCAACAGCAACAGATGCAAAGAACCTGATATTGGATAATTGGTCTTTATCATCTACACCAAATGTTGTATTTTTATGGGAAGAAAGAGCAACTGGTTTTATGGATGATAGGAGAGATACCATACTTTTAACCCCTACACATGAAGAACCACAATATTTTGGATTATATGGACAAGATTTCCTTCATCATATCAACATTAAAATAGACATACATTCATTCCAAAACCTTGAACATCATGAAAATTTGGTAAATGAGTTATTTAGAATAATAAAAGCCAATATAAGAAGGACTAATTTTGTTGATTTATTGGCTACTTCATCATACCATGAAAATGATATGTTTAGAAATATATATAGGCATACAATTATTGTGAAATATAGAAAACTTAACCCATAGAGTTAACTTTATAAGTCACTATATTAATCTAATTTTATGGTACGACCTGGTGCACATGCATATGTAAAATATGACTTTGAAACTGGA